TCTGTTGGACGATAAAACAGGGATTTCAACGGACGACTTTATGTTGGATGGAGTAGAAGAACTGCCCTAATCCGGGGGAACCGTAGGTTCCCCGGAGCTATGCGTTACGTTTTATAATAAATTAGATTACAATTTATTATATGGAAAAGATCGTCCTCATTTCCTTTTTAGTCACCGTATTCTTCTGTGTATTTAAATTCGTCGAAATGAAATATTTAGACAAAGAAGATAAACCCCTTAAAACCGTGGTTCGTGATGCCATCGTCGTCTTCATCTGCTCTCTCTTAGCCACTTTCGCCTTCTTCAATTTAGAGGGCTATATCAACGACTTTTTTAACGTGGTCACGGACACCAAAGTATTGAATGCAGGAAACACACAAGTATTCACTGATGCGCCCGGGTTTTAGATCATAAATTTATATGAATAGTATATACGAATTCACATAAATGGAGAACAAGCCGAAAAAATACAAGTTAAATAAAACAAAAAAATCACCAATAATTGTGAACACAAACGAAAAGAAAAGTTCTCCAAAACGTAAAACCATTCGAATTCGTAAACGGAAAATTGATTTAAAAGTATCCCCAAAAGAAATTCAAAATCCCATCATGGCAAATCCAAGAATGAACGAAAAGCTTATCGATATTATGGAGAAACTCCACACCATTATGTTAAAAAAAGGAGAACCTTTCAAGGCCCGCGCCTATAAAAAGGCCCAAGAAACTATCATGACATTTACTGTAGACATTACCGATGTAGAACAGCTCCGTGGAAAACCCGGTATTGGCGAAACGATCATGGAGAAACTCAAGGAATTCGCTTCAACTGGAACATTGCGTCTTTTGGAGCGCGAAAAGGAGAACCCTGAAAATATCCTATCCGATGTCTATGGCATTGGTCCAAAGAAGGCGCAAGATTTAGTTGCTAAGGGTATCAAATCTATCGCCGAATTGAGGGCGCGCCAGGGCGAGCTTTTGAACGATGTACAGAAGGTGGGTCTCAAGTATTACGAGGATATTTTGGAGCGCATCCCGCGCGCCGAGATCGATATCTACAACACGAAATTTCAGGCCGCCATAAAAAAAGTAGCCGAAGAGGGCACTAGATACGAGATTGTAGGTAGCTATCGTCGCGGCGCCCAGTCATCTGGCGATATCGATGTTATCATTACGTCCAAAAATGACGAAGTTTTCCGCAAATTCGTCAATGAACTCATCCAGCAAAAGATTATTTTGGAAGTACTTTCACGCGGTAAGTCAAAATGCCTGGTTGTTGCCAAGATCCCAGAAGGATCTCATGCGCGTCGCGTGGATTTCTTATACACTACGCCCGAAGAGTACCCCTTTTCGGTGCTGTATTTCACCGGAAGTAAGGCTTTTAACACGGTCATGCGTGGTCATGCTTTAAAGAAAGGTTTCACGCTCAATGAACATGGTCTTAGTAAAATGGTAGATAAGAAAAAGGAGGAAAAAGTGGATCATGTGTTCACCAATGAAAAGGATATCTTTGATTATTTGGAATTGCAGTTCAAGACGCCGATCGAACGCATTGATGGAAGGGCTGTCGTATCCGGGGAACCCATGGTTCCACCGGACGCCCCCTCCTTAAACCGGGAAATTCGGGGGGAGGACAGCGTGAAAACGGATCGAGTTATTGAGCCGGTTGTTGCACCCGTCGCTGAACCCGTCGCAGTTGTCGAGCCCGTGATAAAATTGAAGGACCCCAAGGAACCCAAAGAAAAGAAAGAACCCCTGACGAAGAAGATTAGGATGCCGAAGAAAACCGACGTATTTCAAGATTTCAAAAAGAATGGTATTTCCGTTCTCGAAAAGCTACAACAAGCCGATCTCGAAGCCGTGATCACCCAAGCCAACGCCGCATATTACAATAAAAAGCCAGTATTAACCGACAACGAATACGATATTATCAAAGAATACGCCGAACGCAAATATCCCGACAGTGAAGTGTTGCGAGATATCGGCGCACCAATCGAGAAAAACAAGGTCAAATTGCCTTACGAGATGGCTTCTATGGATAAGATCAAACCCGACACCAATGCTCTCGCGAATTGGACGGCCAAATATAAGGGCCCCTATGTCCTCTCATGTAAACTCGACGGAGTGAGCGGTATGTATACCACCGAAGGACCCACACCGAAATTATATACGCGCGGCGATGGAAAGGTTGGACAAGACGTCTCGCATTTTCTCAAAGTGTTTAATCTTCCCAAGGAAAAGGGCATCGTTGTGCGCGGAGAATTCATTATTCCCAAGATGGTCTTTGAAACAAAATATAAGACGCAGTTTGCGAACCCGCGTAATCTGGTGGCCGGCGCGATTAATTCGAAAACGATCGACGAAAAGACACGCGATATTCATTTCGTGACTTACGAGGTCATTCAACCACCTATGAAACCGAGCGAACAGATGGCAAAGTTGCGCGATCTGAAACACGAGGTCGTTCGTAATCAAACCGTTCCTGCACTTTCGAATGAAGAGCTTTCGGCACTTCTCTTGGATTGGCGTAAGAACTACGAATACGAAATCGACGGTGTCATCGTTACGAACGACGAAATATATCCTCGCGCCTCAGGAAATCCCGATCATGCATTTGCGTTCAAGATGGTGATTACGGATCAAATTGCGGAGGCAAAGGTAGTAGATGTGATTTGGAACCCAAGCAAAAGCGGGTATTTGAAACCCCGTGTTCGTATCGAACCCATTCAATTGGGCGGCGTTACGATTGAATACGCAACCGGGTTCAATGGAAAGTTTATCGAGGATAATAAGATCGGCGTCGGAGCACTCATTGAAATCATTCGTAGTGGTGATGTGATACCTTATATTAAGTCCGTTGTTACTCCCGCGGAAACAGCGAAAATGCCCGATGTGGCCTATGTATGGACAGACACGAACGTGGATATTGTATTGGCCAATGTTTCGGAGGACACCACCGTGCGCGAAAAGAATATTACCGCATTCTTTGTGGGTTTGGACGTGGATGGACTTTCTACAGGAAATGTCAAGCGATTGATGACTGCCGGTTTTGATAGTGTTCCCAAGATATTAAAAATGAAGAAGACCGATTTCGCAAAGGTAGAAGGGTTCAAGGAGAAGCTCACTGAAAAGATATATAATAGTATTCATGAGAAGGTTGAGAAGGCGGGTTTGGTGGAAATCATGGCTGCATCGAACATTCTCGGTCGCGGTTTGGGTGAACGCAAAATCCGGCCCATCATGGATGAATTTGGAACGGCCGTTTTTACACATTATAACGATATCAGCGAAAAGCACCAAATTGAGAGTTTGATGACAGTAAAGGGTATTGGAAAAGAAAATGCCAAGACGTTTGTCTCCAATATCCCTGCGTTTCTCGCTTTCATGAAAGAGTGTGGCCTAGAACATAAACTACAAGACAAACCCCTCGCTAACGCAATTCGTCCGGCTTCGCCTGTTGCAGCGGTCGATAATAAAAATCCGTTGTTTGGAAAGAAAATCGTGATGACTAAGATCCGCGATAAAGAAATCATCGAGCATTTGAAAACCGTGGGCGCTACGCTCGAAGACGGTATTAAAAAGGATACATTCGCGCTCATCGTAAAATCGAAGGACGATGTTTCGAATAAGACGAAATTCGCAGTGGAGAACAAAATTCCAATTATGACCCCGGACGAATTCAAGGCGACATATATGAGGTAAATATAAACGAATAAATAAAAACCATTTTTTTTGTATTTCGCTATTTAGAAAAATACAAAATGTAATCACAATATAATAATGGATCAGGTCGTAAAAGTCTATATTGAGATTGAACAACATAGTAACCATAAATACGAACTCAATAAGGCAACCGGTAAATTAGAACTAGATCGAATATTACCCTACCCTTATTACTATCCTTATGCCTATGGGTTCATTGAAAACACAATCGCGATGGACGACGACGAATTAGACGCACTAATAATTAGTAATAATAAAATAGTAAAGGATACATGGTGTCATGTGTATATCATAGGCGTTCTTATTATGGAAGACGAGAAGGGGCTCGACGAAAAAGTACTGTGCGTTTTCGAAGAGGATTATTATAAGTACAAAGATATGACAGATTTGCCACAAGATATCAAAGACAACATCCACTGGTTTTTCACGAATTATAAGACAAAAACACCGAATAAGTGGACCAAGGTAAGTGGTTTTGAGAACAAAAAATACGCCATTCAACTCTATAAAAATTATCGCATGTTAGTATAAATACCCGATGAAACAAACCAGACTTTTATTAATTTTAGCATTATGCGTATTGATTGTTATGCCCCTCTTTTTATCGCGTCCTATCATTGAAAAATTAACACCAGCGTCAAAGGGAGTGATTTTAATGTATTGTACTCAAAATTTACTAGACAAATGGGGCCGTTATGTAGTAGAAATCAATAAAAAATACGCGGAGAAACACGGATACGATTTTGAAGTTATCGGCGTTCCTTATGATGAAAAAGTTACACACGCTTGGCAAAAAATACCAGCGATGTTAGATTTAATACGGCGAAATTACGATTTTGTTATGTATATTGATTCGGATGCTATATTTTATGATCAAAGTATAAAAATAGAGGAAATATTAAAAAAATACAAGGGCGATATCATTGTGTGCTCTGACGAAAAGAACTCTGACGGTAAATATAAAGTCAACGGAGGTGCTGTCATCGCAAGAAATACAACAAACGCGCAATCTATATTAAAAAAATGGTGGGATCTAAGATACGAATATAAAGAATTCGCATTCGAACAATGGGCGCTATCGGATATGGTTGAAAATAAAATAGAAGGCGTTGATGCTTCCACAATCAGCGTGGCCCCTGAAACCGAGTTCAATTCTGTCTATCATGAAGTCAAATCATACGCAGAAAATACAGATAATTCTCCGCCAAATCGACATGTTCTCCATTTTATGGCGATGGGAGATGAAACTAGAGAACACGTCTTCTCCAAATTACACAAGTTGCTTATCTCGAACCAAGAGTAGTAATTTAGTAAATTTTATAATATGAGTATATTATAAAATGAAAACCCTTTTTTATATTCTAATTGCCATTTTATTTGTATGGTATCTCTCTCACCCATTTTATAAAGAAGGGTTTTATAATGGAGGAGGACACACTGTTGATTACTACGTAATTACTATGAATAGCGAACAGAGATTGGCAAATATTGCAGATCAACAAGCAAAACTAGCTGCGCCTATTCAAAAGATCGATGCAGTTGTTGGTGCCGACGTCGATATTGACGATCTTGTTGCAAAAAAAGTTATCGCGCCCGAATTCGGGAATAAAACAAAACGACGTCGCGGCGAAATTGGGTTATACCTAAGTAATTTGAAAGTTTATAATATGATAAAGGAAAAGGGTGACCCGAATGGATATTCTGTTATTTTAGAAGACGATTTTGAAATCATAGACGACGATTTTGAGAACAAACTTCAGGCGGCAGTGGACACACTACAATCCATCGATTTTGATATGTTATATTTGCAGAATAATTCGAACGAGTATAATAAAGAGGCAACGATTGAGAAAAATCGTGGAGAACTACTGAAAGATAACATCTACTATTTCGATAAGAATAATTATTTATTCGGCACAGTAGGAATATTGATAAATAATAAAAACATCGACCGTATATTAGAAGCAACAAAATATATGGATCAGCAAATCGATCAGAAAATACAGTTTGCTGGTATTTATGATAAGTTGAAATTAATGATGATGTATCCGAATATAATTGATCAACGCCACAATATGGAATCGCTGATCGGTAACTAAGTTCCTTGCAGGGAACCTGCTAGGCATACGTGGGCAGAACATCAATATCAATAACGCAAGATTTATCTATGGGCTCTTTAGCTTCATATTGGTTAAAATACGCAAATTTCAATTGATTTTCCGGAGTGTGTTTATGAACTGTTCTCACAATCATCTTATAAAGTTTGAAATTGGGATAACGTTCCTCGCCGTTCTTCTTATACAACAAATTCTTACCATTGTCATCGGTGCACCAACGATGTATCGTTTCTTGTAGAGCGTCCATTTTCCCTTGGTTCTCATCATCAATTACAAAATCATAGATTGACGTTCCCAAACGCGATAAATCAAAACTATAGTTTGGCTCCAATCTGGGCTTTTTATTATTCATGAACGGCTCAAAATTGTATTGAGACGCAGCATCTCCTCCCGGTGCAAAACTATCGCTACAAAATTGCTTTCCTTGAAACCGATAGATGCTTCTACCGAAATCGATGATCTTGAATATCTTACCATACGTAGGAACCTTATAATATTTGTTATTGAATTTATAGTACAAGAATTCTTGTGAGGTTTTCACAAACATAATATTATTGGTATGAAGATCATTATGCGTGAAGTGAAAACTCTTTTGCAAAATAAGCAACGTAAAAATCACTTGCAACAGCATGCTTGACGCATTCTCTGTGGTAATTTTGTTTTTAATAAAGAGCTCATCCATCGTTCCGTCGCATTTTTCCAAGCATATCAATTGCACTGGGAAATTATGAATGTAAGCCGAAATATTATCGTCAAACGAACTACCGGAGTTCTCCGATCTGTCGTCGCTATCCGAAGAACAGGTTTCATAATTCTCTTCATCTTCGCCGTTACTACCGTGTGACGACCCGGCATCAGAATTATCATCGGAACTATAGTTCACCTCACTATTGTTGGAAGAATTCGAAGAAGACGATGTTTCGCTATTCGCACGTTTCGATTTTTTTTTGTTTTCGTATACCAAAGTGTCGTCCAAGTTAATATCTGATGTTTCCAATTCGAGTTCAGTGAGATCGTTTAAATTATCGATTTGTATTACTGGCAAGTCATCGGGATTTCTTACGGAAATATGCAACTTATTCTTGTGTCCGCGAGAACCGAAATTGGTATAATCGCCTTTTACCCCATCGGCCACCACAAATAATTTACCCACGTTATCATTAAAATAGCTTGATGCATTGAGATATTCCAAATCATCAGCGACATTCATCTTGAATTTCTCCTGGACACCCAAAAATGATCCGTAATAGTCAGTGCAGTGCGGCACGTTATGCGCGTGTAACATTTTGCTCATCAAATAACAGAAAAAATTATCCACATAAGAAGCATTGTTATAATCCACAAGCTTAGGAAGCGTCTTCTCTTTATCCAATGAGATGTCAGGTAATGCGGTTGGTTTATTATCAGTCATGTCATATCGCCCAATCATATATTTGAGCGGATCCAACACCGGTGAATATTTTATGAAGACAGGACGGTTTAATTTTTCCTTGGTTTCTTGATGAATAATGGTGTCGAGATCTTGAATGTGATATTTATGATTTAGCCCGATTGTATCATAATTTTTCGGGGTCATCTCAAAAAATTCGGAATAAATAGGATTGTAATTTTGTAACTTCTGAATGCGAAACGGATTATAGTTATGCTCAGCGTCATCATTCTTTGGCTTGTAATTTTCTTCTAAAGGTTTCAGTTGTAAGGGCTTCGTCTTCGAATAATGTATCGCGAATTTAGCGGTATCATTAACATTCATAGTCTGTATAAATGTATATGCTATCCTAAAACATTTTTTAACTATGATTTTAAACCAATAGCGTTTCGTATAAATTGAAAGAAAATTAATATGTGAATATGAATATACAGTTACTCAATGACTTTAGAGTTAAAAAAATTTGATATGCGTTCAATCACATTTAAGCCTGATGAGAATAAAGGGCCCGTTATTGTTATGATCGGCAGACGTGACACGGGTAAGTCTTATCTCGTTCGCGACCTATTATTTTATCACCAGGATGTTCCGATAGGTACGGTTATTTCGGGGACAGAAGCAGGTAACGGGTTTTATGCTGCGCATGTACCCAAATTATTCATTCATGAAGAGTATAATACAATCCTTATTGAGAACATTTTACGTCGTCAAAAAGCGGTGTTAAAACAAGTAAACAAGGATATTGAAGTGTATAAACGTACGCAAATTGATCCTCGCGCATTTGTCATTCTTGATGATTGTCTTTATGATCAGTCCTGGACACGAGATAAAATGATGCGTCTCCTTTTCATGAACGGGCGTCATTGGAAGATCATGTTGATCATTACTATGCAATATCCTCTTGGTATTCCACCCAACCTTCGAACCAACATTGATTATGTCTTTATTTTGCGTGAGCCTTATATGACCAATCGCAAACGTATTTGGGAAAACTACGCGAGTATGTTTCCCACCATGGAATCGTTTAGCGCTGTGATGGATCAAACCACCGAGAACTATGAATGTTTGGTCATCAATAATAACGCTAAATCGAATAAACTGACCGACCAAATATTTTGGTATAAGGCACAAGACCATCCTGAGTTTCGTTTGGGATCTAAAGAATTCTGGGATATTTCTAAGGGTATGGGATCAGACGACGAAGACGAAACCTATGATCCTTCGAAATCGAAGAAGAAGACAGGTCAAGCGATCAATGTCAAGAAATCAAAATGGTAAATCAATATATTTTTCAAAATATATCGATTATGTTTCTGGGTCTTCATTAATTGGCTTATTATGATCTAAAAAATATCGAGAGATTTCTTGTGTTGAATAAAATGGCTTTTTGTTATTATTTACAACGTTATAACTATTTTCGTATGATGAAAAAACGTTTTGCTCTCCAATATAACGTTCATAATAATAACGATCATCTGTGATTATCGGTTTTCCGCATTGATACAGATAACTACCTCTTACCCAAAAAAAGTTAAACCAACACCACCCCTCTTTAGAACAGCCAAAACATATTTTATTTTTATCTGGATTTGTTTCCAAAAAGTGAACGTATTCTCTCCAGTTTGTTATCATTATGTCAAACAACCGTTTTTCGTTAGGATCACGAACCGGCTCATCTCCCCAAAACCACATTCCCTTAGAATGAAAATATAAATACAACTTTTCAGGATGAGCCTGACCTTCTTCATATAAAGCAGATATTCCTGGATATTCATGTAGGTTTTCATATGTATGTGTAAACCTAAGATCTAACGTTTTTGTTTCAAATATTTTACGTATTTCTGTCTCGGCTTCTTTCACAATTTCTTCTTCTCCGGAAAGCGCGACAATTAAATCGGCTTTTTCTATTATCCCACAATCGATAAGATCTTGCATTTGAGGCAAAACTATGTATCTCCACTTTTCTTTTCTTAAACTTGCATAATACACAATTTGTATGTCCTTAGAGAGCCCCTCTCTTAATACTATGGATGGAGAATAAGAATATATAAACGCATTAAAGATAATTATAAGCAGAAACAATACATATACACCTATTTTGTGTTTCATTTATAATATAAAAACATTATAAATAATGAAAAATTATTAAAATCCATAAGCAGGATTTGCAATGTTATCATAGTCTATATCATTTAAAGGATCCATAATGTTATAAACGTTCTCCGGAGTTTTATGCGCCAATTTAATAAATCGCGAGACATTCGACTGATAATCGGTTACACATACGTTTGAATTTATCAATATGTCTATTCCAATGATCATATCCATAGAATGTTTGTAAATTTCTTCACTATTCATCTCTTCTACGGATTTTGATGCGTTTAATTTATCAATTACTGTAGCTAAATATTCTTTATTGTCCGTATTATTTTTTGCAGCATCGTTTAATATGTTTTTTTGAGAACCATATACAACAACACCACTACTGTTGGGATCGCATAACGTATGCACGGAAATATCAAGATCGTTATTTGTTATCAAATCTTTTATTGCCAAATAAGAATTATAATCGTCAGTTTGTATAAACAACGTTTTGCAATGCGGGCTTTTTTCCAATAACAAGTTAAGATAGTACTCCTCGGACAAAAATTTGCTTTCTTGACCTAATTTGTCGCCTCTTCTTATAAATATAGTATCATACGTTCCATCAATCAAATTGTAAAACTGTTTTGTTTTTGCAATAGCGTATTTTGTTCTTTCGTTATATCGATAAAATTCTGGAATGACCTCTTTATATTGATGAATAGCGTAATTTCCCATTGCGCTTGTTACAACATTTTCGTCAATATCACTTCTCTGATCGTAATAGTTTAATTTAACGTCTTCAAAATAGTCTGTCCATCCATGGTTTGATTTAAATAACCAATCATCGGATTTTATTCGAAAGTTTATCCGATTGGTCCTGCAAAAAATATAGTGGTTCAATGTAAAAAATAACATGGAATAAAATCCGGCGCGTTTATCTAAATTGGACACTATCGTTGTTCCCGCATTATTTTCAAACGGCTCTACTTTTTTATATAAAAAGGCGATACCTATGGTTAGCAAAACTGTTGCTAATAGTATCACCACAAAATGTTTTTTAAGAGAGAATTTCATTTATATATGTATACATTTTATTCGTCATTGTCGGTTACACTTTCTTCATCATCGACGTCATTTAATTTGGCCATGTGAATGTGGCTATATTTAAAATCACGCAAGTCTTCGTCCGCATTATTAAAGTTCAAATGATCATCATTAAAGGTAATAATATATTTGTATTTTCTATATTTAATAAACGGGTTTGTTGTTCTCATTTCTCGCTTGTAATATTTCCTTCCAAACTGCTTATTGTATAGGTAAAAGTTCATCATCTTCTCGTTAAATTCTTTTTCATAAGCATCGCGTTTTACTATATCCACAGATGAAGTATATAAATAATACAAATGCAAATATGGTCTCATTATGTTGACCAATCGATCTTTCGGGAAATCTTCGTCGATATTTAGTTTTCTTGTGTATTTATTGGCATATAAGATTGTTGTTATTTCTTCATATAGTTCATCGGCGCCTGATTTTTCGACATGGCGCTGGATCGATTTTTCTCGGATAATCGTATCATGCTTTTCGCCGAACCGTTTCAGATTAAAATTCTCCATGAAATAGTAATGAAACAAAATAGGAAGCAAAAAAGTGGACTGCTTAATAAAAAAGTACATGTTATACAGCGTCGATTTATTGAATGGAATATTATTATATGGGTTTTTACACACTAATGGTTCTGCAAAAAAGTAACTCGTGTTGCTCAAAGACGAGTTAATGATATTGATCAAGTCGCTGGTAGAAAATAAGTATTTTTTTCCATACTGGACTATTGCAAACGTTCTTTTATCGCCCTCTCGCAATGTCGTCATAAAAACGTCGGTTGAAACTTGTATCGGCGATTTCCTCATCTTATAACGATAGGCATGTTTCACCAATAAAAAATAGATCCTCTGCATCTTACAGAACTGGTTCAAAAACTCCTCCTGCGCGTCCTTGTTTGAAAAAATGTTTTCAAACACTTCCTTCAATAGCTCAAATTTGGTGATAACGCTATATTTATTAGTAACCATATACATAAAAAAAAACTGTTTTACTGTGCCCAATTTTGGATCATCTTGCGACTTAATACGCTGTTCGTATATGGAACGCATATATTCGGAACTTTGTTCAAACGTACCGTCAAGATACATGATCGGTGCATTGTTGTTGAATAAATATTGTATTATTTGGTAAAATGTATGCATACTACAGTTAATCTGTGATAATAATTTTATATTCTTTGTAATAAAAGATATTTTGTCTATGTAGTTGCAAATTTGTAATTTTGTACTCACAATTGTGACTTATTATGCTGCGCGAATTAATTTTTAGGAGTTATATTTAGTATACAAATAAGATATATGTCCGTGTCCGCAATCACCCTAACTCCCGCTCAAATTACTGAGATAACAGATTATGTAAATAATTACAGAAGTAAACACCAGTCTCCACCCATGTCATGGGAAACGGTTATCTATACAACAGCGCAATCTTGGTCTAACAATTTAGTTTCAAAACACGTAATGCAACATAGCAACAATCCTCTCTATGGAGAAAATTTGGCTTATTTTCAAGGTTATGGAATAGAACCAGTTTTACTTATTAAAAAAAGCATCGACGCTTGGTATAATGAAATTGCTAGTTACGATTTTACAAAACCTGGATTTTCGGCAACCACGGGTCATTTTACATGTTTGGTATGGAAATCAAGCACCGCTTTCGCTATAGGAATTTCAATAGATCCTATCACAACAGAGGCGTATATTGTCATGAATACTTCACCTCCTGGTAATTATTTGGGGCAATTCCAGCAGAACGTTTTGCCTCTTGTTCCTTCCGTACCTCCTGCAATAGTAATTCCTCCTGTTGTTGCTCCTCCCGTTGCTCCCACCACCGAACTACATAAAAAGAGAGATATATATAAACTTATGTATGGTATAGCTCAAGCACTTTACACAAACCAACCAAAAGTAGTGATTATTGGTATCATCAATAATATTATTCAGTTACTGGATAGTAGCCCTAACTTTTGAGAACCTAATACTATGATTGCTTCTTAAAATGGGCCAATTTTTTATTCTACAAATACTATAAATGAAGAAAAACATAGCGATTATATTTATCTGTCTCTTTATCCTTCTTGTTTTTGTTCTCGCGTATGTTACAAAAAATGGTAAAATTATTCAAGGATTTGAGAACAAACCTTTGGGAATAGAAAAATATATAGGAACCATTTATTATATCAATCTAGATAGCCGACCCGACAGAAATGCCGAATTCTTAGAAGAAATCTCAAAGATTAATTTCCCTGAACAAAACATTGTTCGTATTCCAGGCGTATATAAAGAAAAAAAGGGCGGTTTAGGATGTTCATTGTCGCACATAAAGGCACTGAAAAGTTTCATTCAATCCGATGATGACTATTGTATGATTTTTGAAGACGATTTTATATTTAATGAAGATACGTTAGACCGCCTTCCCAAAATGTTCTCCAATTTATTCGAAGGAGGCATACAATTTGATATTTGCATGTTGTCTGGTCTCATATTAAAGAGTAAGCCTACCGAATATAATTTTTTAAACAAAGTTATCGACGGGCAAACCGCATCTGGGTATATTGTATCGAAAGCCTTTGCTCCAGTGCTGTTAGAAAATTTTATAGAAAGCGCCGATTTACTTGAAAAAGATTATTCAAAATATAACGTCTATGCATTAGATCAATATTGGAAAAAATTACAGCCCGCTAACAATTGGTATATTTTTAACCCCAAACTAGGAATACAGCGCGCATCGTTTTCGAACATCGAAGGTAAAACAGTAAATTACGAGAATTTCACATGGAAGACATTAGTCGAATAATTTGTTACTGCTTGCGCAACAAATTATTTTCGCTTTGTATAGGGATCGAACCTATGACCTTGCGGTTAACAGCCGCATGCTCTACCGACTGAGCTAACAAAGCAATGGGTGTGCGAATTGTTTTTCGCACATACTATAGTTTTATTTCCTTTTAAATCGATTTACGATAAAATATATTAATCCACCGGTAAAACTTCCTGTTCTTGCTCTTGCTCCTTGGCCTTGCGAACGCTTTGAAGCAACATCTCGTTATGCAAATTCGTGCTCTCTACATCAGCCACTTCGCGCTCCTCGAAATTCACCGTTTCCTTGACGCCGATCAAATTTCCTTGCTCGTCCATGGTCTGGGTCAAAACGTTGCCAGATTTTGTGGCCAATTTGATGTTCTCCTCGATCGCCTTCTTCTTGGCATCCTTGACACGCTTCTCAAACTCCTGCTTCGCCTTCTCCTCGTTCGCGAGCTTAGCTTTATGCAGCTCATTGAGATTTTCCTCCAAATACTCCATGCGACCAGTCTTATACGCATCGGGGTCCCACGGGATCCACATACCAACCGGACCCACATAGATATCGTGATTGGGATCGTATTCGCGCAATTTCTTGCACTTCATCTCCGCCTCCTCCTGGGTGGGGAACACGCCGCGCACTTTGAGGCCGCGTACTGAAGTTTGGAATGCATGTTCGCGGTTAAATTTCTCGGTCAATTTATCTTCGTGCTTATCCAAAAAATTCTTGAAGTCATCATCCACAGAGTTCTCCTTTAATTTAGCACTTTCTTCTTGCTTGAACTCCTCAAAGCTCTTTAACACTTCCTCTACGTTTAGATTAAACTTGAATGAAAGGAACTGCAAAAAATCGGAGAACTTTTCCATAGATTTAGTAAAATCCCATTGTTGCAGAAACTGATCGAACAGATATACTTCGCGCTTCTTTAGTATTTTTTCGGGAGAAACGAATGACATACAAACAAATTTTTGGCCAGAAATTGGCTGATCCTCGTCGCAGAGGTCAATATATTTAGGATTTGGTTGGCCATTCTCCAAAGTTTTCTTCTCAAAATTCGACATTTTATATAGTAGTGAACGTCAACAATATTTAAGTGATTTAGCAATAAAATAATAATTGCTGTTCCCGCATTTTTTTTTGTTTTCATAATATATATCTCAAAATGAGCAGCATGGTCAACTTTTCCGAACTTGTCAAGCGCATCATCAAGTACTTGGTGCTTGGTATCGTCATCGCCCTCGTTGCCGTTGTCATCCCCAAGAAGTCCCTTAACCTTGAGGAGGTGATCATCTTGGCCCTTTCCGCCGCGGCCACCTTTAGCATCCTTGATGTGTTCGTCCCCTCGATCGGCGAATCTGCCCGCGCCGGTGCCGGCTTTGGTTTAGGCGCCAATTTGATTGGTGGTCTCCGAATGGCTTAAGCCCAAACAATAACATCTTACTAGTTTTATAAAATAAAATGTGTTTATTTTATATAATGGCAAACAAAAAGGTTACCTGCAAGAAGCGTTCACCCAGCAAATGCGCACATGCCCCCAAAAGTTGCAAAACCGCGTCCGGTCGTAAGAGAACATACTGCCGTTCGCGTCGTAATAAAACGCACAAACGCCGTTAAGCATAAAGCAAATAACATCTTAGTGTTTTACCAGATGTTATTTTAATTTTGTTACTGAATAAGAGAGGGGTCTTAGACTGTGGGAAAGAACTCCCAGTCCAAATCCTGACATACCTTCTTCCATATCATATCCTGCTCCAACTGTTTTTCGCGATCCTTCATCATCGGAATATACGGCAAATACTGGGTTTGGTCCAACAGCACACACAATTGAAAGAGCGTGTACGTATAATTAAAGAAGTTCGTACGATTGGCAGGACAATGCATAGCCCATGGTTTTTGGATCTCAATAAAGAGCACACATAAGGTCTCATGCAACTCTTCATTCATAATTGGCGGTTTAATACCAAATATCGAGTTAATATATTGAATATGCTCGAAATATTTATTGAACCCGAGCTTTCTTAAAATATCACGCATCTTATCGTAATTGATCAATGTCATATCCTTGATACGTTCTTTCTTGATACGATTACGGATCGCCTCAATCACCTCCTCCGGAATTTGCGTCGTCTCCTTGGCCTGGAATTGCGATAAAATCTCTTTGAAATGGTTAAGACGAATATATGCGGTATAAGAGACCTCGTTTGGCGGCTCTTTATTGGTGGGTTTCGAACTATCCACAATATAAGTGACGAATTTGCCGCAACTTTGATTATTACAGATCAAAACCCCTTCTTCGTCTTGCGGAATAAGTTCTCCATTGTTACAGATTTCACAGACGTCTGATGCAACAATGAAATCCTGGACATTCAATACATCGTTATTGACGTTTCTCCAATAGTTTTGGTAGGATCGTTTGGATTGGTTATATTTATCACTTTGTAGATCGGAAGATGATGGTGTCTTCCCCTTGATTTTAAAGAAGGAATTGAGAACAATGACATTTTGGTTATTCCCGCCTGTATTGATCTTCTTTTTCTCTTCGAAATAATCAAATACATATTTGGAGTTTTCCAATAGATAGCGTTTTCTCTGTTGTTTCAGATCCTTAATCTGTTTATTGATAAAAGTCACGCGATCCTTGATTTCCATATAGGCGTCGATTTCGTGTTCTTTCAAGGAAGAGACCTTGGATTTCAAGAGTTCCTTTTCTTCGATTAATTTGGGTATAGTATTAGTTTCATTCTCATGAAATAAATTCAGCATTTCTGTGTGTTTTTCATCAATAGTATTCATTTGTTTCGGTACTTTTTTTTGTTTTTGGTTCATGTATATTTTAATATAAATGAAGCGGTTTTTTTAATCTCTTTCGAAGAATAAATACTTTTATGCCTTTAATTTACGTGATTGTTTCTTATTGTGTTTGGATCTCTTCTTTGTTCTTCCTCCGCGTAACGCTTGTTCATTGATTATGGCAAATGTATTGGGTCCAGTTTTATCAAAATACCCTGCAATCGCGGTTGGATGTTTTCCGCTTATTGCGCGAAAAAGTATATATCCAGCACGAACACCAGATGGACGATCTCCCATAGCTCCAATTCTATAAGAAGATACGATGGCGTCGCTTCCCGTTCCTGTATATGCTCCGTTTTTTGCCGAACTATTTATTTCCTGATAAAGATCACCCACGCTTTTAAGAGAACCCACGGAAACCAATTCCGAAAATATGGCTTTATTTTTCAACATGTCCCAAAATACGGCGGGAGAGGGCAATGCACCAACGATTCTTGTTTTCCATATAAGCAATACCTTATTGATAACCGATTTAAATGTATTATTCGCAGAAAGAACCGTAATATTTTTAGTCGACGTCATGTCAATTTCCGTCTCAACATGCGGTAAAATAAATTCATTGAAGTTTGCGTAATACATAACTTTTAATATTTTATCACTTCCGTATAGAGACTGCCCAATATAAGAATTGCGCTCATCCTCTGTTGAAATCATAAATTTCATATGATATTTTTCTCTTCTCGTGTTTTCTCCTATGCCTGAACAACTACCAAAGCTTCCCATGGGATCAACAATGGAGCTATTTGGGCAATAAATTTGTTTATCTGTTATGCCCATTGATCTAAAAGCTTCTTGAGGGGCGGCATTATCAATAACTCGTAAAACATTTTTTACTTTAGTAGTACCGATTTTTGCTGCAATCGCTCTTTGGTCTATTGCTTTAGTTCGATCAATCCCAGTGACGTAGGCGCGAAACGCATTAAGAAGGTTATTATCCGCGCTGCCTATGTTCTTATTATTTGATATATGTTGTAATATTTGTTGCTGTGCGTTTAATAAAGAGTTGGTTCCATTTCCAACACCAACATAAGTTTTAACGCAAAAAGCAACTGTGGCCGCTATTTTTTGCACATTAGCCACCTGTAATTGATTTAATGATCCCTCTGGAACAGATCTTGATAATCTTTCCTCTCTATCGTCTAAGAAAACGTTTACAGTTTCGTATAAAGAAGTAATAATAAAATCAGACAACGCATGATAATATCGCGTTAATTCTGAAGCTTTATTTCGGGTGCTCGCGCGATTATATTTGTCTCTATTTGTTGTTAAGACCGCGTGCTTTGGACCAACGCGCCCTTTTAGTTGTTTAATTAACTTGTCCAATTTAACTTCATCTGGATCCCTGGATTCGTCAAAGGACGATAATTCGGTTTTATATGAAGTCGCCTTTGTGAAAAACTCCTCAGGATCGCGCAACGGCGTTCCGTCAGTGATATAGTTAAACAATTCGCCACATTCTTCTTTTATTTTATCTCGAAATGCAGAAAGCAATTCGATTGTAACTGGTGCTCCTCCATTCATTTCCATTTCATGTTCAACTTCTTCCATCTCCTGTTCCGCGTTTCCACTATTTTGAAGTAAAGATAATACTTCATAAATTTTTTCATCATTATCAAAGTAAGATGGATCAAAAACATAGATCACCATTGCATCTTCTATAAAAGAATTATTAAACGTGGTGAATGGATGTACCTCACTGTTTTCGAAAAACAAGTATAACTTTTTCATGAATTCAAAATAGGCTTTCATTTCAGGGGCGTTTTGCGCGGCGTCTGTAATTGCCGCATCAAATCCTGTTTTCACACATTGATATAAAGATTTATCATAAGTTTTCGCATAAACAATGTCTTTTTGTTTTATTCTGAGAGGAATTTTTGTCGAAACGGGTCTATTAAATTTACCAGAAAGACGATTGCCAGTTTTTAAAACAGAACGATCGTCGTTGGCTCGTTGAACTTTACCTCCTAGCATGAGTTCTTCTGTTATTTCTCCTTCCGACGCAACTGAATTAAAAAATCCCATAACAAATAATTTACTTTCGCATATAAGCGCCTTCGTATTTTGTATCAATTTTACAGACGACCGTGTATTCGATCTACCACTAAAATGAATTTCTAAATGAGGAAGTTGGTAAGCGATCGATCTTATGTTATTATAAGTTTCCGCATCGCCACATTCTAAATATTTGTTTAATTGTTCATCCAATATATATTCATCGGGATTTCCTCCCGTCATCATCGCCGTTGCTATTTTATCGATGTCACTTCCTATTCTTGATAACCGATCCAACATATTTACCGTATTGAAATCATGAATGAAATCGTGACCAAATATATTTTCTCCCATAAACAATACATCTTCATTAGTGGGAAATACTATTTTTGTTCCGTCAAACGCCATTATATATTATTCCTACATTTTTATTATCGTAAAACTCGGGTTTTCGCAATATTTAACAAATATATAGGAAATGGAAACAGCATCTATGTCGATCCATCTACCATCTAATATTCAAATGAATAAGAAACAGTTCCAAAAAATGCTGTTTATTATGAATGCTTTGAGTGATGGATGGTCGGTAAAGAAATCACAAGACACGTATATTTTTACGAAAAAACACGAAAATCGCCGTGAAATATTCCAAGAGAACTATTTAGAAAATTTTGTTATTCAGAATGCCACAACCACGGATATTTTGTCCGAACCGTGATTATTTTTGTAATATACAAAACACCACATCAGTTTAGCTCTGAAAAACCATCGACGTTAATTATTTTATTGGTATAATTAACATCTACATATCCGCTATTCATTTTTTTAATTTAGCAATTTACCCGGAATTATTTTCTTCCGGAAGTATATAACCATAAAATGGGAGGAGCACTTATGCAACTTGTCGCCTATGGCGCCCAAGACGTTTTCCTTACGGGAACCCCTGAGATCACCTTCTGGAAGGTGTCGTACCGCCGCCACACCAACTTCGCCACGGAGAGCATTGAGCAGACCTTCTCCGGCCAAGCCGATTTCGGCCGCCGCGTGACCTGCACGATCAGCCGCAACGGCGATCTTGCCTACCGCACCTACCTCCAGCTCACCCTTCCTGAGATCAACCAGAGCATGGCTGTCACCTCCGCCGCTGGCGTCTACGCCCGCTGGTTGGACTTCATCGGTGAGCAGATCATCGCCCAGGTTGAGGTTGAGATTGGTGGCCAGCGCATTGACCGCCAGTACGGTGATTGGCTCCACATCTGGAACCAGCTTACGCTCTCCTCGGAGCAACAGCGTGGTTACTTCAAGATGATTGGTAACACCACCAGCCTTACCTACATCACTGACCCCGCCTTCGCCGAGATCTCTGGTCCCTGCGCCGCCGCCGGTGGCCCCGCCCAGGTGTGCGCCCCCCGCAAGGCTCTCCCTGAGACCACCCTCTACATCCCCCTTCAGTTCTGGTTCAACCGCAACCCCGGTCTTGCCCTTCCCCTCATTGCTCTCCAGTACCACGAGGTGAAGATCAACATCGACTTCCGCCCCATTGGTGAGTGCCTCTGGGCCGTCCAGACCCTCGAGGCTGGTGCCACCGGCACCCAGTCTGTGTCTTCCGCCTACCAGCAGTCCCTTGTTGCCGCGTCCCTCTACGTCGACTACATCTTCCTCGACACGGATGAGCGCCGCAAGATGGCCCAGAACCCCCACGAGTACCTCATTGAGCAGCTCCAGTTCACGGGTGACGAGTCTGTCGGCTCCTCCTCCAACAAGATCAAGCTCAACTTCAACCACCCCGTGAAGGAGCTTATCTGGGTTGTCCAGCCTGATGCCAACGTTGACTACTGCGCGTCCCTCGATGCCGGCTCGGTCCTCTTCCGCACCCTCGGCGCCCAGCCCTTCAACTACACGGATGCTCTTGATGCCCTTCCCAACGCCATCCACGCTTTCGGCGGCCCTGCCGAGACTGGCGGCTCCACTGGCAACGAGTTCATCAACGCCTCCGGCCTCTTCCAGATGGCTGGCGCCGCCAACGTGAACGTCACTGGTCAGTGGAACGACGGCCAGGCCAACCTTGCCCCCTTTTCCTCGACCAACCCTGGCTCGCAGTCGGGTGTTTCGGATGCCGGCACCTTCGTGCTCGCTGAGACCGCCCTCGACATGCACTGCTGGGGTGAGAACCCCGTCGTCACGGCCAAGCTCCAGCTTAACGGCCAGGACCGCTTCTCTGAGCGTGAGGGTTCCTACTTCGACGTTGTCCAGCCCTTCCAGCACCACAGCCGTTCCCCCGATACGGGCATCAACGTGTACTCCTTCGCCCTCCGCCCTGAGGAGCACCAGCCCTCTGGCTCGTGCAACTTCTCGCGCATTGACAATGCCGTGCTCCAGCTCGTCCTTTCGTCGGGCGCCGTTGCCGGCACTGCCACTGCCAAGGTCCGTGTGTACGCCGTGAACTACAACGTCCTCCGTGTCATGTCTGGCATGGCTGGCGTCGCCTACTCCAACTAAACGTACTGCATTTATGCAGTTGCGTATTATTTTATTTTGACACTTGAATAAATATAAAAATTCATTTATATTTATACGCGATCCCGAAAAATTGATACCCTTGTTCCATCATTATTTATGCTAATCAAAAATCATGCAACTATCCGATCTTATTCATAAGCAACGATATACGTTTTATTACAAAACCAAATATGGCGAGAAGATTTTCCGCGCCAATTTCTTAACCGTTTTTCACTATAAACAGTATACAACATTGATAGTGAATAAATACGAAAGCGAATTCGTTGACATAAAGGAGGACCATGTCTGGTATATGGATCCGAAGTACGTCTATAAAATAGAAACATTGGCAGACGTTTTTGATGGTAAAACAAAACTACCCGACGATGTGCTCCATGTTATTGATAACTTCTATTAACGCTTACTTTGCGTTTTATTTTTTCGTTCTTCTGGCTTTCCATAATATCCATGTTTATGCGGTTCGACGTCTTTTCTGGCCCTTCCCAATGCCGCAATAGAGGGATCATCGCGCTCAATCTCTACGGGTCGATTTCGCATCGTTCTGGACAATAACGCGACTACAGAAGGTCTGCTTAAATTTCTTATGCTTCTATCTCCATTATATCTCATCCATTTTGTGCTTAAAGTTTCACTCGCTCTTTCTAAAAAACCCTTTCCCTTCCCGGACATTTTTTTCATGGTGCGGCGTTTTGAGACGCGGCTCGATCGACGACGGCGATTTGTTTTTTGCATATATACATTAATAATATAAATTTATAGATGCAAATCCATCATATACCGTATAACTAAAGTAAAAAGTACGGTATGAACAACAAACCCTAACATAGTAGGGCATCCATTTCCTGTCGCGGTTTGTCCAACGAGACGCGATAAAAACGAATTTACTAGGCTAAATGTCCAGTGATTAAAAAATAGTATCAAAACAAGCGTAGTATAGAGAGTAAATCTCCATTTATCAGAATAACTTGGCGCGGCCATTATATACTATCAAAACAAAAAATCCACGATTACCGGATAATGATCCGAATTCAGTGTTCCGCAAAATTCCTTGTATTTTGAATAAATCGACGCGTATATAACCTTATCCAATATTTTATCAGAAACGAGAACATGATCGATCATGGAAAATTCGGAAGAAACGGACTTACAATCCCCGTTTTTATCCCACCAATCGGTACCGCGTTTTGATTGAGCTATTTTTTCCGCGACATTCGTCAATTTATAGGTTCCTGAATGTTCTCCAAACTCTCCTTTTACGATTTCGAGAACCTTGGAAATTGGTTTGTTATTATTTACATCAAGGACTTCGCCATCAAAATCGTTGAAATCACCCATAACAATGATTTCATATCCCTTGGCTACATATCCGTGAATTGCATTTTGGAGAACCTGAGCTTGTGCCTCACGTTGCGCACACCGCGCCGGATCTGTGGGAAATGCGACTAAATGAGCTCCCACCAAAACCAGATTTATACCTTGGATCGTAAATTCGCTGATATAATGTTTACTTACACCACTATCTTCTGTGGCTCCTGTATATCCACAAGTGGATCCTGGTATAGGATATTTGACGCGCTCTTCGGTTCTATACATAGTTGTTGGACCAATGCGGGTAAGCATACCAGCATTTTGACCAGTGGATGTATCTTTTCCTTTAATCACGTAAGGTGTATAATCCGTTTTCGCCAACATCGATAATTCATCGCATCCTTCGACTTCACATAGATTGATAATATCCGGATTGAGTTCTCGAATTATAGTAGATACTTGTTCCAAATGTTCCTGGGCGATCGTCGCGTTTTTCCATGCGCAACCATTTCCCGGGCAATCCGATGCCGCATAATAATCGACAAATAACCATTCTACATTATATTGAACAAGCCTTAATTTCGATTTATCAGGGCGAGTATCCTTGATCGGTGAACCCACTGGACAAAAGGTTTCGCCTTGTGTTAAAAATGGGAGGACAGCCAAGACAAACCACGCGAATAACATATGTATATACTATATACATAGGTTATTTATCTAAGTGGCCCACCCACGTTCCTTCTTTAAATCCGATTTTTGCGCCACTTATCATTTCGTTGACATCGTCGTCATCTACATGTTCATAACAGGAATAGATACATCCAACAATTAGGCCTTCAACCCATCCAATCAACCATGCAATTCCTTCTTCCGCTATTTTGCAGCAATTACAATTTCGTTGTCTCATTTACAGTATTGCGACATAATAGGTTTTAAAAATAAAATAATAAAGAAATCTATAGTTATTATTTCATACTATGGAACAATATCCCGTTTTTGATCCCGAATATATCAAAGAAGTTTCGACGGAAAATACGCGATTTTTTAAACAGTATCTGGCGTTTACGAACGCAGTTGTAAATACAGCACAGTTACAATCTGAGAATTCATCTGAAATCCCGCTCACCTTTTATCCCATCGCGAAAAATATTCGCACAGTGACTTCATTCATGGCAAACTACGTAATGAGTGGGCGAGAAAGCGTTATGAATAATATGGCAAGAAAGGGCGAAATCAATCACTGGAAAAAGCACAATGATATGGAATGGTATCCATGGTTATGGGCACGAGGAAGAATGGACAAGGAAGACTATACAAACCAAGAGGGTTGGAACTACTATTTTGATAGCTTTGGATCAACACATAAAGATTTACCTATTTCAAAAAATCCCATACAACCGCCAGGCGAAATCATCGTATTTTTTATCTATCTTTCTTGTTGTAAATATGCGTTTCGTTTGAGCGCGCATTTTCAAGATATGATGGCAAAATACAAGGCCGAAATGGAATGGCCAGAAAACGGAAAAGTGCTCGCTGTTCAAATACGTAGAGGAGATACGGTAAGAAAAGACGGCTCTATGCCTGGGCGTGCTTATTTCGATTTAAACGAATATATTGAAAAAATGGACGTCATGATCGCGGAAAATGGCTTCGAATATATTTATATTTCGACCGATAGTAACGAGGAAATGGGCGAAATACAGAAATTACGTCCTGAATGGAAATTGTTACAATTGCCCATTGATCGCAGCCAATTTTTTAGAATGGACGAAGCGCACGAACTCTATGGAAAACATGTAGATCTGGAAGTATTCTGCGCAATGCATCCAGATCGAATACCATTTACAATGGATAGCGGAATGGCCGATTTATATTTTATTAGCCAATGCCAAGGATATATTTCTACGATTTCTATTTCGGAATTCTCGATGTGTGGTTGGTATTTACAGATGGCAGAACAAGAGAAATTAACACCTTATATTAATATGACAGGAGAAGAAATAAATGTACGGAAGAAATTGTTATTATTGTGATTTTTTTTCCCAGGGGCTGAACCAATCCAAAAATTCACGTACTAACCAATACAAGTTATTGAAAATAATTTCAACGAAATTGTCCTTAGAAAGATCGTCGGTCAATGTGCGTAATCCGTTTACTCCATAATCGCCATCCGTTTCGGGCGGTTCATCATCCACATCAATTGTGTTATCGTATTCCCACGTCAAATTCTCGTTATGAAGCATTTATCGAATATAAAATCATACGAAATGCGTTTATATGATTTTATATTATAAATTAAAAAGAGCATAAAAAATAGTTGCGAGATCTTGTATTCCGATGTCATTGTATTGCGTAAGTAATCTACAAACACAAAATGATTTACTCATGAAAAATCTGATGGAGTTTTACAACAATCGCGAGAACCTCAACAAAATGATGCGTATTATCAACGGCGAATCCAAGATTTCGTT